AAGTGACGGACATCCAGTGAGCGATCGTCAGGTAAATCACTATCGCGGTAAGTGAGAGTAATGAAAGAGTTTTCATCGTGTAACGAAGCCTCGTGTATACAGCGAACGGCCCACTGACGCGACCGTTCCAAACGACAGCCGACGCACTGCCCGCAGGGCAGTTTGAGCGGCTTATCAACATAGCCTTCAGACATCTTGAAGGTCACTCCGAGGCGTCCATTCTTACCAACAGAACGGGACCGCCAAGCATCGAGGGGGTAGTAGCACGGCATATCATACTCTGTAGCCTCCGCGCATGGGACGCCGCGAATTACGGGACTTCACACGGGTACCAGAACGAAAAGACCTGCGAGAACGAGAACGAGACATACGAGAACGCTTGCGAAAAGCCATAGTTGACAACTCCGAAAAGTTAGTGTAGGGGGCGGTGCCTAGAATCACCGCTCCACGGGTAAAGACTGCACCAAAAAAAACCCTCTGTCGAGGGTTGGTGTCAGTCCGACCAGTTACATCAAGTAGACCCTGGTCGCCCCGTCCTAAAGTACTGTACATGTGGACAGCGAACCAAAGTAAAGCTGCCACAAAAAAACCGGCCCCGGCATAGCTTCGCTCGCCGGGGCCAACATCAAAGTCAACGTCAAAACACCGCGCCGCGGCGGTCTACTCCGTAGAATCGACCGCGGGCGGCGCACCATCCTCTGGGCTGCCGCCGGCAGACTCCGGCCCCGGCACTGATCGTGCCGGCTCCGGAGCCTCGAGTAGTCCATGCTCTAGCAGCAACTCTCTGCCGCTGTCAGAACTAAACGCGTCGAGAAACGTCACGCAATCGTTCTTAAACGCGGCACGAGTAGCAGCAGGTAGCTGGCTGAACAGGCTCTCGGCCTCTGAGACTGTCGTCATCGCCTCCTGAAAGCTGCCGGCGTCAGCCACATCAACAAACTGCGGAGCCGCCTCACGGACGTGCTCCAGCACGCCTGTAGCGGCGTAACGCTGCATGATGCGGTTGACGTCACACTCATCACGAAACGATTGTTTCGTGAGCGAAGGGGACTCACACATAAGCTGTGGCTGAACCACAACGCCATCATAAGGGGTGCGAAATTTCGATTTCATCGGTAAGACCTTCCGTAAGCGTTCCGATAGGAACGATCAAAGACACGTTCGACGCCGGGGCCGAACAACCTATAGAGAAAGTGGCTACCCTCATCCAGCCACTTGTAGGGCTTGCGCATCACATCAGACTTGTACAAGTCGTTTTGCATCATCTGAGTGCGCAAGGCCTCTTGCTTCGCAGAAAAAGCAGCAGCGGCACCTTGAGCATCTAAAATGACGCCGAGACGGCGTTTATTTAGCTCCTCCTGCACATTAACAGCGGTCTGAGACGCAGCCGCATTAGCCTGCTGCGCCGTAGCAAATGCCTGCTCACGGCGCAGTAAATAATCAGCATGCTGGTTTCTAAGAGCCTGCTTCGCAGACTGCGCCTCAAAACCGGACTTAACGGGATTACCAAAATCAGGCACTTGTGCAACAGCGCCTGACGGCGTAGAGGCACCTCCATGCGTGGCAGATAAAATCGGGTTAAGACCCGCGGCACGCAAATCAGCAACTTCACGCTGATGCGCAGTACCGGACATACGCTCTTGCCAGTTACGGTTAGCTCGGGCAGCCTCACGTCCGTAATGAGCCTGCAACGCAGAGCTGGCGATATCGCCAGCAAAACCAGCGACAAACGAACCAAATCCCATGACAAATCTCCTCAGAAATGGTCGATAAGACCGGGCACAGAGTAAACCGGCATCGGACGTGCACAGCGCAATTTCAAAAACGCATCGAACAAAAAATGCGGCTCTGAAGGCACCGCGATAACCCGATCAATCGGCGGGTTATCGACAATAAAATCTTCCGACAACGTTGGGAGAGCCGCAAAATCCTGAGACAAATGCCAGACATCGAGACTCTGGGCAAACGAAGAACGAAACTCACCAGTAATACGCGACTGCTTATATCGATACTCAGCATATCGCTCCTGATATCCAAACACATCATCATCAGCAGAAGTACCCTGCGCGTAAATCTCTTTGTTGAGAACGGCCTGCTCGCCCAGATGGGCGAGAGCAGGCCAATAAAAATCAAATCGAGTAGAGCGAGACCACATACGGTCAAGACCTTGCTGATACGTCAAATCAGCGCGGACATTAACAAGACCAATAATCACACAATGCTCAGTGAAGGACTTATGAAAACCATGACCATGGGCTAAAGCGGTACCAACGCCGGCAAGGTTGCCTTGAGGCTGGTCAGTACTCGAGGTTGTAGCGGCAACCGGGGAAATATTAATCGGTGTAGAACCACCACCGAGATACTCGGGGCGGTTCAAACGAGCATCGGGCGAATGAACACCAAAATGAGAAAGGATCACTTCGGTGTAACGAGTGCCACCTCGCGCATCACGCTCGTACATGCGCTGTATCTGAAAAGCCTGTCGAAGCTCATTGATAGTAGCAGCAGTAACATTTGACATGTCAGAAACAAAGGTGCCCGGTTTAACCGGAAATGACAACGTATTACCAGTGACCGCGTTAACTTGAGATCCGACATACTGCAAATTGGCTTTATTAGGCGGATTGGCAGCAGCCGTAGAACCAGCAAACAGTGCCAAAGGCGCATGCTGACCCTGAGGGTTAACATAACCGTCTATGTAGGCTCGGTCGACAAGACCCTCGCCAGTAACAGGGGCGTTGCCTTGCAGTGGCAACTGTACAGAAGGACCTTTCTGCGGCCACGGAAGGCAGGAAGTGAAATAGTCATGACGCTTACCGCGACGTAGCAATGAGTAAGTGGAAATCGCGTCAGGTCCGTCACCAGTAGGAACCTCGACAGAATCCTGCAAATTCTCATCACGAAACCATTCATTCCAAATCAAATTGTAAGCCCGATGCCAAAAGGCGGAGGGCTGAAGGTTAGCAACACCGACAGGAAGACCAAAGTAATCATGCAATGAGTTCGCTGTAAACGAGTTAGCGGCCGTTTTGGCGAGTGTAGGTACCACAAAGTCAGTAGAATCACCAGGGTTTTTTTGCTCACCATTAAATCTCTCCCAATTGTCCCAAATAAGACGAATTGGGACCGCAAAAAAGAACGTGTCTAGATACATATTATCCATCACAGGATGGATAGGTGTCGCCAGACGGGCAAAACCAGTAGCGGACATGGAAAACGTATCGCCGGGAAGCGCTTCATCAACATAAAAAGGCACAAGATAACCGGCATCAAACGTCGTCTTATAGCCATGAGAACGATCAAACCGAGAGCGCTGGATATCCGCGCGGGGAATCTCACTAAAGCTGTGAGACATTACAGAAGGCAGCTTACTCATTGGAGGACTCCTCAAACAACTGCTGCTGGCGACGCTCAGCAGCAAGACGACGAGTATAAATCAACGACACATACGCCTGAACCTGCGAATGCAGCTCAGGAACATCATCCGGCATCATCTTGCCGTTAGAAGTGTCAAACTCACCGATACGATACACGGCATAATCAGAAGGAAACCGCGACAACATAGACTCCTGCTCCAGAGACTGAAGCATCATACGGTCGAGCTCACCGACAGTGGCGGCGAGGAAGGGTGGAGCAAACGTATCCGTCTGCACATCACGGATAGAGTACACAACAGTAATCATAAAGACCTCTTTAGCTGAGAAATGCGAGCAAGCTTAACTTTCTCGCGGACACGAAGACGATCACCAGCAGAATCGAGAATCGCCTTATCAGTAGAAGCGGCCGCAATACGGGCCGCCTTTATACGGGCAAACTCATCAGGATCGGTTATCTCAAAAAGCCGATCATAAAACTTCGGCGGCTTAAACCGCCGGCCTTTCAAAATAACTTCATCTGACGGAAAAACATCATCCTTGTAGAGATCAAACCAGCCAGCACCGATACCGGGCCGGCGAGACATAGTAACGTACTCAGGGCGACGACCAGCATAATGCTCATCAGCAGCATCGCCAGAGACTTTCTTCATGACGTACCGCGCAACGTACGCAGCGCTTTCAAAAGAACAGTCAGCAACACTCGAAAAACCGTACGGCCATAGCGACTCCAGAAACTCGCTTGTGTAGACAGGGAAACCGGAAGGCAAGTCCTTGAACTTCTTCCTATCCGGGAACGAAAAACCGAAGATAATCGCATGATAGTGGGGCCTCATGTTAAGTGAGCCATACTCACCACAGTGGAAAAAACGCACCTTGTGATACTTACGAAGGCGCTTCATGAAAAGTTGAAAGTGACGGACATCCAGTGAGCGATCGTCAGGTAAATCACTATCGCGGTAAGTGAGAGTAATGAAAGAGTTTTCATCGTGTAACGAAGCCTCGTGTATACAGCGAACGGCCCACTGACGCGAC